TCTGCCAGCATGTCTCGCTGAGTTTTTATCTCGTCTTGCCAGGTTGCACAAATCTCACTAAGACCCCTGGTCTCAACAAGCTTTTGAACACTGTTTTCTCGTCGATAGGCAACGAATGGGTATTTACCTGACAGGTAGTCGAGCGTCTCTTGCTTGCCTGCCAGATCGGTAATCTCTGGATGGAAAACAGTGCATTCAATTTCTGGCATCCCGTCCTCATCGAGGCATCGCTCATAGCAATATATCACTTCATACATCCCATCCTGAAACCCAGGCTCTAGAATGTAGTTGGCAAATGAGTTCTGGTAGAGGTGGGAAACATTGTCTTTGGTGTTCAGCACCTTCTCGATCCAGGCTTCGTCGAAATCATAGGATCGAAGTTCGACCTCGCTCATGTAATAACGTCTGAAGATATATCGAGCGTGATCCAGGTGAATTGTCTCAGGTGGCAAGAAAACATCGGTATAGAGACGGCATGCGCTGATATCAGGCTGGTTGACCGTAGTCTCTATGATGGGAATCATTACCACCTCGCCTTTGCGAAGCTTTTTGATTCCCTTCCTGGCATCCCTTGTAGTTACATTGAGGATCATCTTGATTGCCTCGATAGCTTCATTCTCTGATAGCTCATCTGCAATCAACTCAGGCAGTCGTGATGCAATAGACTCTGGGTCCGCTGCCAGGGCCATCTGCTGCAACATAGGCAAGCTGACAGGGATTTTCTTTTTTGTATCCTCTGTTTTCCAACCTATTTGCAAAAACGATATACCATCCTGTTGACCGTAATCAGCCAGGAGGCTTGCTGCCTCATGCAGTTCCTGTTGTAGTAGGTTTTCCCTGTAGTATCGAAGGAGTGTGGTCAGGAGTTGAGCGGATTCGGCATCGTTCGCTTCAGTTGCTCCTGCTCTTAAAGTGCCTCGCCTAAATGCAGTGACAAGAAGGTCCTTCATTTCCCCCACAAGGTTGTCAACCAGACGGACCCTGGTATCGGAACAACCATCCCAGGGGAAGACCTTTTCTTTGTCGTAATATTTCTGCTCTTTGCGACCAGAGTGCGACTGACCTCGCCACCTGGCGAGTCGAACATTATCAGTGCGAGTCTGGTAATGATGAATCGTGCTAGTGCCACCTGCTCGTTTAAACTCGTCAGACAGGGTGACTAGCTGTTTTTTGATTTCGCTCATATAAATTTTCCATATATTCCACCACTTGCTGGTGGATCAGCTTGCGCTTCCTCTTAACAGGAACTACGGCAGTGAAAATACCTTGCTCGATTAAGTAAGTGATCTCATAGGTAGTTAAACCTGTTAAGGCACGACATTCCTTGAATCCAATCAATTTAGGGAATTTCATAATGTTTTCTTCATTTAATAACTGCCTCCCCCGCTTGTCCCTAGCATGCCTGTGGGAGTAAAAAGGTTTTCTTCCTGCACAAGGTATCGGATGCAATCGATCACATCTTTGGTTGCCCCTTTTTCGCCACCTGCCCCCGTCCATTCTTTTAGTGCAAATATTGTGTTTCTGCATTCTCTGCTAACAAACAGTCTGGGTTTGTTCTCATCGTCTATAGGTGCGTGATTATCGTAATACAGAAGGTCATTGATTAATGATACGCCTGCCTGAATCTGCGCCCCACTAGCTGGATCAAACCACATTCCAGCTTCGCCTGTTTTTAACTCATCGAGGATTTCACGACCGTCCAGCGACTTAGCCTTGCAGGCCCTGGGATCAATCAATCGAATGAAAATTTCTTCACCATCCTCCTTCTCGATGATCAGCTTTTTATACCAATTAATTGAGTTACCACCACCGCCAGCCCTCTGCGCTGGGCCTGGTGATCCATCGGGTTTTTCGCTGGGTATCGCCCATTCACCCATCGTTGAATCGGGCCATTCTCTGTAGATGTAGAGAACGTCATCGATTGATTTGCCCCAAAGCATGAACCAATTCCTTGAACCCGCAGGATCGACGACCATAAAAGTCTTCCCGCCCTTCGGGATCTTCTGCTTGTCAATGATGTGACCGTCCCCAAAGCGAGGGAATGCATTGCCGATTGCGCTTTCAGTCCACCCATAGGCCCGAATCTTAATCTCGTTGGTGTGTTGCCCCTGTAGTCTCTGCTTGAGTTGCTCGTAGGGGTTGAATGGATTCCAGCGAGTGTGAAACCAGATGCAAGCTGATTGCTCGTTTCTACAGCGCATCTTGTATGGCATTTTCCCAGCAGGCCCTGCTGGCACATTAACCCCAGGCAGTAGCTCTGAATCTGCCCACTCAATCACTTCACCGCCACTCACAAACTCTTTGACGACAGGAGTCATTCCCTCCACTGGTGTAAATGATAAAAGAAATTTTCCGCTACGTGTAATTAATCGAAATTTGAGCGTATCTAGCAGGTTTTTAGGTATCAACTCATCGGCCCAACATAGATCAATCTCCAAACCCTCAAATGCCCTGGGATCCTGGCTATAATGCATAAACCAGCACTGAGATCCGTTGGGCAGGATAAATGTGTTATCTGAGAACCCGTTCTTCTGGCTATAGCTGATGTTCTCAACTTCCTTGCGAATCTTCCTACCCTTGAGGTTGATCGGAAGGTATTTGTAGATCACAGGTTGCTGAGTCTGGAGGCTGGACTGGTGCGTAGTATGCATGCAAACAACCCTTGACTTAGGGTTGTTCATCAGGTGTTTGACTACGTGTTTTGCACAATATTCAGTCTTGCCGCTACGATTCCCGCCGCTGACCAGGACATTGCTATGTTCTTTTAATAACGCATCAGCCTCCGCCCAATGTGGTGGCTCATATCCATTGCTGTAGGGATCCTCATTCTCCAGGCGAAGCTTTTCGCCCCTGGCCTGCATGATCTCCCTGAACTGGGCCTCTCCCTCTGGGGTAGAACAAGCGACCTCAACCTGCTCCCTGGTGGGGAGAGGGTAGACAGGATGAGGTCTGAATGCCCATTCCTCCCACATCACTGCGGTTCTTCGGTGGACTCGTCGGTGGGTTCTTCGGTGGGTTCTTCTGGGGAGTCTTCTACGGCAGGCTCTTCTGGTAATGCGCCAGCAAACACCTCCTTAACAAGCTCATCATCATTAATATTGTTTTCGTTGATGACAAAGGTCTTGTACCCATCGCCAATCGACATGTTGTCAATGTCAGGTTTTTGATAACCATCTGGCATTGGCCTGGGAGCCATATCCTTTTTAAACAGTGCCTTCTGCAAATGCATGTACCAGCCCTTTGTCCCAGCCCACATTTCGCAGAGTTCCTCCGCACGATTGTTCAACTCCTCTGGGGTTAGACAGGGATCAAGTTTTATGCGCTCGTCAATGTAAGCAGTTGAGCCTGTTGCAGGGTTGGTGGCCTGCAAACCGAATATCACGCTATGAACGTGATTGGATGATGGGTGAGATGCACAGTTCATCTGTGGATCAAATCGGGTTACCTTGTAGTTAACTTCGCTCATGTTGTTTTTTTCTGAGTTTTTTTGCGTTGTGATTTCTGCCTCAGAGTTCTGTAGAGGTATCCAGGGCAGCAAATGTTTTTTACAGAGACATCCGACACATCGAGTGCCTCTGTGATATCTGAGTAGGTTGCTCCTTTACTTCGCATCATCTCGATCTCCCAATTAATCTCTGCGGGTAATCGATGCGACTTGCGTTTGTCAGGCAATGGCTCCAGGTGGTCCTCCAGGGCCTTGTTCGGAACCCCTGCCTTCCATAATCGATAGTAAATAAACCGAATAGGGGATCGAGGGATTAGGAACCATTCCATCTGCATCATGCACTCGTTGAGAACAGTGTGAATGATCGCCTCATCGACACAGTCCCCAGGGAAAGATGAATACAATTCCAGTTTATGAGGGCATCCAGTCTGTAAATCATGCAGACGAGCCATCGGGTCCCTCTCAGTCATCCCCACCTTGTAAAAATGAGTGCCAGTCATATGGAGGACGTAGATCATTTCACCCTGGGCTGGCTCTTGCGCCACTGCGGAGGTGGGATGGCGATGGCAATATAATTGCCCCCCATTTGCTTGTAGGTGATAGGGCAGCGATTGCCCCAGATATTGGGCCGATACAGGCTGGAATCTCTGACCCTGACTATGATCTCGTTATCGACCTCGACTATCTTTTTGTTCCGAAACTGCCAGTGGGTGACAGTTCCAGTCAGTTCCTCACTCGCCAGGGTTTCAGGGCGATAGCGTTCTGGGAAAAAGTGCCTCTTAATTTTTTCCTGGCCAGGTAGAGTGATCAGAACCTTTCGGTGACGACCTCTCACGAAGTCCTCACCTTCAACTAGAATCTCATCTCTGAGTTCTTTAACCGTACGTCGATCCAACCCCAGGTTGGCTGAAAGTTCTCGCTCGTCTATAGGCATCAATCATCTCTCCTACTGCTGGTTTCAGGTCGTCTAACTCCCCATTGTTCCGAATCACATAGTCGAAATCATAAAAATCCAGATCAGTCTCAGATGGGTGGTCTGCTGTTTTCTGGCACATACAGAAACCTGGCCGATCAACCCTGACCATATAGCCTCCGATGTCCTGAATCAGTTCAGCCTCATTCTCAAATCTGACATCGGTAACAATTGCCCAACCCGATTTCGATGGGTCAGTCAATTGGTCCCTCATTTTGTCAATCCAATAGGTCTGCCCGAATAACTGCCTTCTGTATTCCGTTCCCCACCATTGGAGGATGGGCCTAAATAACTGCTTCCGCTGGTCAACGTATTTGACGCTCAGATTAAGGACAGAAGCCACCTCTGCCTTCACCTCATCCCCAAAGGCAAAACGCTTTATACGGTCACCTCGCAACAATTCGGTGCATATTCGGTAGACCTCATCCTTCCCACTTCCCATCTTGCCGCTGAGACCGATAACCGATAGACCCATAGATTAGTGTAATCTGGTGTAAACACACCATTGAGTCAATTCTCGTCATATTAAGGATTGATAATTAAGGGAGGTGGGTATACACCAAAGATGTCTTGTTCATATGCTGACTGGTGCAACCCTGGGGAGAGATCCTCAGGGTCTTTTTTTCGCTTCACGCATTTGGTCCAGCCAATCATACATAGCCCAGGTCTCCATCTTGCCGCCGAATATGGGGTCAGGTGCGACCTCGCCTATTTTGGGAATATGCTCTTTGACGCAAGCTTTGGTGAACCTTTTGTCCCGCCACACTGCATCTCCATAGTGAGGGTCGCAGGCGACTCGCATCACAGGCTCACAGTAGTGGTCAGGGAAATATGCCTCAGTGTCCAGCCTGAGTGGATGTAGGCCCGACTGAAGGCGTGAGTGATAGGTTTGTAGGGTATTGGTCTTCATATGCTATTGGGCTGTTTGGTTAAATTTTTTCATGAGGGAGAATCCGTTTTCGGTTGCGGCAGAAATCCGACCTCAACATCCCCCCCGCCCCTGGTAGGTAAAATTTGCCTAGTTAATCTGGATCGACCTGTGCAGAATCTGTGCAGTCCTGGGCAGAAACATCAATAATGCTGGGGTTTTTGGGTTTATCTGCGAGATCAATTGTCTGAGCAGAGGGCAGGGAGGCTAGGTAATCATCCATTCGCCTGCGGAAATCCTCCTCAGAATCGACCCTGCGGTGCTCAATCACTGTTTTCTCCCCGTCGAGGTCTCTCTTTTTGTCCGTTAAGATACCGATAGAAATGGATTTCTTATCTGGGCTGAGTTTCCCTGAGAGCAGATCCTGGTGCAGACTGTCAGCCATATCACTGATGATCTCGCCCAGTTTATTGCTAGTCCGTTGTTTCCAGTCTGGGATGTGATCCTTGATGGTAGCCTTGATGGTTTGAACTGTAGAATTGGCCACAGAATGCGTCAGAGCCACCGTTATGATGCTCTTGCCATCGATTAGATCCTGGCATACCTGGTTGTATTGCTCATCGGTCAACCTGCTTCCTATGCCCTTCTCAGGTTTCTTGAACTGTGGTCTATGATCTCCGCCTTCTACCTCGTTTGCCAGGGGGACGATGGTGTTCTTCAATGTAGGATTTGAGTCGTTCTGCGGCTTCAAGGGCTTCCTTCTCTGTTTTGAATGTGTAGTGATCGTCAGGTAATGGCTTTAAACGCTCTAGACGGGGTCCAGCAGGCATTTTCATGCCTAAGTGGTTAGTATACACCCTCCAGCCAGAAAAATCGCTTAGAGGGGCAATTATGACGGTTTCCATCATAGAGCTTCATCGAGCTTGCTTTGGATCTCCTTCAGCTTTGCAGCCATCTCCTGATAGCGTTCCTTTGTCCCTGCATCCCAGGTGCTGGTCATTGCTGCCACTGAGAGGTGCTGGTTTCGGTAGTCATGCATCTCCTGTTTGAGTGCCTTCTGCCTCTCCTGAAGCATCATCACCCTCTGAGGTCCAGATGCTACCAGTTCCGATCGATTACCAGGGCTAGACCCTGATCCCTGTGTCCAGGTGGATGGGTCATCATTGAATCGTTCCTGTGAATACCAGGTGGAAGGGTGGGGGATAAACTGCTGATCCTTACCAATAACCGATTTAGCATAGGCATTGGTCCTCTCAAGTAGTGTTTCAAAGCCTACCTTCTCGATGTAACGCTTGATTGCTAACAGTGCCTTTGGTCGTCCCACCTTCCTGGGGTAAGCCTCATAGATCTCCAGAGCTTGCTTGTCCCTCTCTTTGTTGTCCCCCTTCTGGGGGACTATAGGGGGAATGTATTCTGTCTTTGTATTATATATATATGTTGGTAAAGAATTTTGACTATGTTGTTTACTATCTTCTTTACTATCTTCTTTACCATCTTTGTCATCTAGGGCCTCAAAATCGACTCCGCCAAAGGTGAGGGTGGGGTGCTTGAGGGTGTATTCCTGGCGGATCTTGCCAGTCATAAAATGGCACTCGATCAACCCAGTATTCGACAACTCGTCCTTGAATTTCAAAAGGGTGGGTTTAGATATTCCCAGCACTCCGCCAATCTCCAGAGACGAGATCCCCAACTTATTGGGCCACCTTGCCTGGTTGAACTTGTGCAGGATGTAGAAATAGAGGGCAGTGGCTCCATTGGTGAGACCGAAATGGGCCTGACAATCCCAATAGAGCCTGATCAGATCAATGTAGATACTGCCTTTAGTCATTCCATCACTCCATTGCCATAGATCCTGAGAAATATCTGAACCGTTGAGGGTCGCCATTTGGGACGATTGTTAACGGTCTTCACCTTTCGCTCCATCAGGCCCTGGGCGATCTCTGCTAGGCTGAGATCCTCGTTGGCAGTGATATCCAATATTGCGTTCAGGATCTTCTTTGCCTTTCTGGACTTCCGATCCTGGTTGATATCATCCAATGCACGTTTCATTGCGTAGGGCCTGAGATACCCCATCCACATCAAGCCTTTGACGATCTGATTGTATGGGGGATTGGCCACTGGTCGCATGTCCAGCAGAGGCTCGAAGAAATCATGCACCTCTTCAGCAAACATGCTCCTGGGGTGTATTCCGATGATATCCCACCAGACCAGGCATGCTATTGCATTGTTCAACTCATGATCCTGAATCTCATTGATGCGCCGCATAATGACCTCTGGTGTGAGCGAGGGTTTCGCTCCTTTGTATCTGGTAGAAGTCATCGCTTGTAGAAATCAAATCGTTGAATGGGAATGTGAATGAACAGGTAGGTATCATCGGTATCATCTCGCCTGAGAGATCGCCTGACACTGACCTTGCTCCTGATGCAGTCCCTGATGTTAGGCTGAACTATTCCGATCTTATCTTCCCATTCCTGTATGTAATAAAATGGAACTGCGAACGCATCGCTCAGTTGCTTGCAGGCCACATATTTTTTTGCGTCCAGAAAAACTGAGTCGTATGCATCATGATTGTTGAATCTCCTTTTGTATTCGATGAACGCATCAAGCAGATCTACATTGTTCACCTTCCTGAATGCTGCCCAATCGGCAGTGTATCGCATGTTCAGTTCCTCCAGGCTCCAGTTGAATAATTTCTCCACCCGTTCCATCGCATGCCTCTGATTCCTCTTGTCCTCCTCTGACTCGTAAATCCTCATTTTTAAACCCGTAGCAAAGTTCCATAATCAGATCGTCCAGCTTTTGCTGGCGATCCTCATCCCACACTCCGCAGGCCCGATCCATTTCGAGCCTGTGGAGGTGGTTGAGTTTGTCTTTAGCGTCTAGCCGCATACCATTCGTGCGGTGCGTATTTTTTCTCCTCACACCATAGGCGATACAGGAGGTTGAAGATTCGCCACCCTCGCTCTATCTCCATCTCCTCCCACACCTTCTCGTAGATCCCACCCTCACTGCCTGGAGTGGTATCAACTGCAATGGAAATGGGGTGAGGTTGACCGTCGATTGCGTAGCTGTAAGCAGCAAGCTGGATGATGTAGGGGTCATACCACTTCGGTGTTGGTTTACCTGACCTGCTACGTGCCACCTTCGATGACTTCCAATCGAGCACTGCCAACCCGCATGCCTGGTGCTCAACAAGCGCATCAACTCGACCAGCAAATGCGATCCTATCGGTGATGCATGTCACTGAGTTCTCAGTCCATCGGACCCTGACAATATTCCTGGTGTGGTAATCAGCAATGCCGACCGAATACGGATCTCCCTCTATTGATGGTTTGCCTGCCAGGATGTCTTCAGCCAATGAGTGAATGCGTGTTCCCAGATCCATAGCCTCCTGACTTTTTTCCCTCGCTGCCTTCACAACCGCAGCAACCTGGTCTTTCCGATCCTGGTATGTGGCCCTGACCTCATCAGCCATATCCAGTGCTGTTTCCGCCGCTACATTCTGCATCCAAATTGCGATCCCTGGTTTGTTCATCACTCCCAGGATGGTGGAGGGAGAGGGGAGTAACCCCTCTTCCCTCGCTACCTTTATTCCACAACCGTATGCAGGTGCGCCCTGTGCGGTGTAATAGTGATCACCGTCACTGTTGCCCTGCTTAACGGTTGTCATCGTCTGAATGGGGGAATGTCTCCGTTGTCGTCATCGGAAGCATCAATCATCTTGATGTTCGCATAGGTTTTGCCGTTTGTAGGGGAGGTGTAATACTCCAGTTTAATACGACAATTGCGACCAATGATATGCTCTGGCTTGAACACTTTGTTGTCCCTCAGAATCTTCGGATCGATCATGTTAAGGAACTCACGTAATGCGGCTTTCTGCGCCAGGGTCTGATTCATCGGTTTAGATTTCACAGAAATGGGAATTCCCTGTGCGTCTTTCTCCTCAACCTCAAACACCACCTTCAGTTTGTTCTGAAGCTTCCTAGGCCCGATGTGCGAATCGAGATCTTCATCCTTAATCCGCTTGCCGTTTTTGTCTTCATACTGAGAGAACCCGAAGACCTCAGTAATCACCGAATTGTGCCAGCCTTCAGCAGGCAGGTTTTCTTCGGTTGTTGTTGGTATTGCTATTTCACTCATACGATTTTTTTAGCGTGTTGTTTTATGATGGTTACTTGTTTCTTCAGTGCTTTAAGGAACCGACCAGCAATCAGCTTCCGCTTGACCCTGCTCAACCCGTTTGGGTTTGCGACCGTTAACATCGGCCACCCTTCTTCCAGGCAAAACGTGTAGAGTTTGTTTGCGCTCACGTTCATCAGTTTTGCTACGTCAGCAATCATGTAGACTTCTGACTCATCAAACCGATGTTTGACCTCGACTAGGGAGTCATACTGCTTCAACCGAAGGTCCATCCCCTTCAGCACTGTGTTCATATGTTGCATCTTGTTTATCTTGTTTTTGGTTTTTGTTTTTTCTGACCAACTCAGACTCTCTGAGCAGGTCGAAAGCATCTTCGGCAAGGAAGGTCACAAGCCAGGGCATCCCGTTTCTAGTGTGAGCAACTGCGCCAACCTCATCGTCATTCCGATCCCGTTGGCACTGCTCCATCGCCTTGTAAATGTTGAGTGCCTCAACACCCTTAACCTCCCAATGGACTCGCAAACCTGGTGTTACTACGTCAGGTGCTGCCTCACCAGTTGTCGGGTTTTTGCCGCTAAACTGAGATCCCCTGAATGCATCGAAGCCAGCCTCTCTGCATTTGTCCCTCCATTGCCGCTCCCTTCTGGCTCCCTTAGCCCTTGAATTTATTCTTTTGGACATGCTCAAGCAGGGTGAATGGCTTCGCCTTTACATGATCCAGGGCAAACTGGATGAGCATTCGACTGGTGTTCGACGAGGTCTGTTGAATGTAGTCTGCGACCCTCTCAACCTCGTCCCTTAGTGGGCTTTCAACCCTGATTGATATAATTTCCTGTTTCATTTGATAGGGGTGTATACTGGGATAGCTATACACCGTAGTTTAAAAAAAGTGGGGCGACTGCGCCCCTGGTATTCATTCGATAGTGGTCACAAAAAACATCTCACCAATCAATTCCATTTTGGATTCGACCAGTTCAAATCTATCGGACAAATCGTTATGATCGGTTGCGTTCATTTCAATTAAGGCAGCATTGGATTTAATTTGTTCCTTTAAATTAATTCGTAGGTCATGAATTTCCCAAATAGCCCCAGCAAACATTGCGAGGAAAATGGGAAACTGTAAATAGGTCAAGAGGGACAGTCTTGATTTGCAGAGGCCGACATTTTTTGCTGCTTCGGCTTTACCAGCGTTCTCAATTGCAGCAAACCGATTTGCTGCTTCCCGTATGGCTTCCTTCATTTTTTTTCGTCTCTATTGCTAAACTTGTTATGGGCGAAATCCCTGTAATCAACCCCCCATTCCTTACACTTCTCCCGAATCGCTTCCTCAATGAGGTCAACAATTGGGACATCTTTTGATTTGGCATACTCACGCAAGGCATCTGCGTTTTCTTCTCGAATCCACCAATTAATCAACTTCTTATTCTTAGCACGTTTACTAGGCATACGATCCCCCCAGTAAGTATACACCCAAATACATTGTCAATATGAATTTGGTCATCACGTTTTAAGGGTTAGCGTGAGACAAAAACTGTCCCAGGGGGTTGATTTCAATTCGGTTTTTTACCCGACTGGCATCGTAGTAGTGCCTGGAGGTGGTCAACGGATCTGAGTGTCCAGCATAAGCCTGAGCAGTTGTCACCGATCCGCTCGCATGCGCTACTGCGGTGATAAATTCGCCTCTCAACTGATGGGTGGGCTTTTTGTAGTTGCGATAGTCGCCGCCAGCCAGGGTCACTGCCTTGCGCCACTCCTTGCGATAGTGCTCGTCATCAGCCCTGTGATGCACTGTGTAGCCGATCAAGTGGATAATAGGCTCATCCTTGCGCTGGGTCAGTTTGTTTGCCTGGATCTTCTCAACCAGCCATTGAGGGATTGGAACCCACCTAGAGTTGCTACTTTTGCTACTCCAACCATCCTGCCAAATCTCTTCCTCTCTGTATCTAGCAGTATGGGTCACATTGACAAACCATTGACCATTGTCATTGACCAGCCATTCATGCCTGGCGTTGATGATCTCAGCCTTTCGCAAGCCGCAGCATCGAGCCAGCCAATAGCGCACGTAGAGATTCCAACTCACCCTGGGATTGGATGCCTGGGTAAAATTGGCTGGATCAGAATAATGCTGATCGAGTTTGGCTAGAACCTCTGGTTCCGCTGCCTTGAATCGCTTGTGCTCAATCTTCTTCAGCTTCACCGCTCGAATGCATGCAATGGCAGCGTCATCAAGGTTGATATCTGAATAGATAGTCTCCCTCAGTTCAGGTTTAAACAGGGCCTTGAAATTGCGGAGGAAACGATTGTAGCTACCTGCTGCCTGCTGATACTCCTCTCCCTGCTGAATCACTCTGCCTCGACTGTCAGTGAACAGCTTTGCTCTGAAATCAGCAATCGGTTTGCTGACGCCCTTATCCTTGATTGCGAAATCTGACAGGTAGATCTTATGAAGATCTTTCGTTCCACAAATCTTTTCCGCTGCCCACCTGATCTGCTTGCTATGCTGGAATTCAATCGGTTTGCCTTTTGCATTCTCGATCTCACCTCGCTGAGTTGCCAGCCAATGCCGCTCGCATAGTTCGCCTATGGTGATAT